GCCTATTAAACAAGGCTAGCACTTTTGCCGCGCCATCATCGGCGCTTTTCTTTTCAGTCATCATATAGTGCGACAATGCGCGTAGTGATTTTTGCCGCGCCATCATTTCTGTTTGGTGCGCCAATATCAATATGCGGTCTTGATCGCCCTTAATGCGGCCCTGCATAACATTGGCGTAGGATCGCGGTGTTTGATCCCAAAATTGGCCGGGGTCTAAACCCGCTTCCGACCAGCTTTTTTGGAGTTCGTCCCAGTCCCAGTCGGAACCTTTCCCTCCGTACTCTCGCCCGCGTCCGAGAAAGCGCCATTCATAGCCTCGCCTAATGCTGTGGAAAGTGCATCGGAATCCGTAAGCATCAAATCGTCAACTTCGTCTTGTCCGATATCTTTATGATGTTTTTTTAACGCGCCTTCAATCAATGCCAGCAATGCCAACATTTGACGGCCATCATCCTTTTGCATTGCCGCAAAAATCTCATTAGCGGGAATACCCGTACTCGCCGACGCAAGCGCAAGGGCTCGAAACCCCATTGCCAGCGTCAACGTGCGGCCATCGGATAGTGTTGCTGTAGCTTCACCTCTTATCATGCGACATATGCCTCAACGGCTTCAATAGTCACAACCCGGAATGTTGCTGTGCTTTCCATAATGTCGTTTTCCGTCACTTCTCCCGGCTCGACATTTACGCAACGAACCGTCAATTCAATTTGTGCAACGGGTACGCCATTTTGGGGGATAACAACCTTCATTGCCCGGACGTCACCATCCAAATGCGCGTCGTCAAGCAAAACGGCGGTGTCCGAAAGAGGGCGATAATTCAACATTACGCTAAAATCAACATCCTCAAAAAAAGTGCTTACATATTCACGACGCCAATCAGGGCTTTTCAAATGAGTGGTTTCGACTTGCTCACGTTCACCGCGCGTCGGAATATCAAACCGCTTAACTTGCCGCAATTCATAAAGCGCCGTGCCGTTATGAAGCCAAACCTGCCCCATGTAACCAACGCTTGCTACTTGTGTTTCTGCCATGTCTTAATCTCCTATGTGCCAGATTGTAAAATCAACTGATTGCCGGTGTAAATTTATTGTCCCCGATGTTTCCACGGTGTCGCGGCGGCGGTCTACAAAACAAGCGCCGAACGCCTTGCCGCCAAAAGTAGCGGGAACCTCCATTGTCGCTATAACAAGCCTTGCAATAGCCAGTGCAGACGAATACGTTCCAGCGTATATATCCGCTTGAACGAAAGTTTCTCGCGCCGCTTGATAGCCTTTCAAGTGAACTTTTATCGGATCATCTATGGTCTGCAAAACAACCGCTGGAAGTGCTGTGCCTTGTGGTCGTTCGCCCCAATAAACGCGGCCTGCAACCAACGTATTCAAATGCCCGCTTGCAACTAGCCGGGCGCGCATAGCGGTCTGCAAATCCATAGCTAACCCTTTGCGCGTTTTTTGGCGACACGCTTGGCCGCCTTACTAATTTCAGTTTCCAAATTCAGGATAATATGTTCGAGCGCGCCGCGTTTGCCGCTTTCCCATGACGACCGCATAAATGGAGTGGCGCGTGTATCGCTTGTACCAAACTCTGTAAACGTCGCGTAATTCAAAACACCTTTGCCGCTGGCTGGCCCCATTGCCATTTCTAAGCCTGTGTTTTTGTCAAAGCGGTTAAACCGTATCGCACGGCGCGTCCGCTTTTCAGAAACAACAATCGAAACCCGCAAATCACCTCGATCGACTGGAGCCAATTGTTGCGCTTTATTGGCTATCGGCTGCAACGCACCTTTAGCGATGCGCCTCAATACGTTCTTTCCAGTAGCTTTCGGTAAGTCGCTTAATGCGGCTTCAAGTTCACGAAATCCTGTTAGAGTTGCACTCATGGCGCGACATAATATCCCGCCGTGACGCGCCAAATAACACCCGTTACAACGGGCGCAACAACCGTAACCGCTGCGTTTTGCGCGGAGGCGGCAAGCGGGTATGCGAAATCTTCTCGAATAGCTTTATCAACACCTTGCGCGGCGGCGTCCAGCCCAAATGTAAACGCCAACGCACCCGGCAAGTTTGTGGTTGTCACTACTGTAGGGGCGGCACTTGGGACTAGCAGCGCGGAAGCACTGCGAACAATGGCGATATAAGTTAGATATTGACGAAGACCCAATCCCGGCGCGGGCAACGTCAATGTAACCGCCGCGCTTGCCGCACCCGTGGTCGTTCCAAGCAATGGAGCTACCATAGCTGATAAACTGTCATCAAGGGGCGCGGTATCGGCAGCAAGCGTTGCCACAGCAGCGCCCGAAGTGTAAGCGGTGACACGCGCACGAATTAAACGAAATAGCGCGCATTTTCCAGCCCAAACGCCAGCGGCTGTCCCTGCAACAGCGACAATATATTGCAAACCCGCTTGATTGATTGGCCTTACTGGAATTGGCGCCCAATTTGTGCCGTCAACAGTTCCCGCGACCTCGATAGTTAATGAGAAAGTGCCGCGCAAATCTAACGCCAAGCTTGACGCGCCGTCCGCGGGCACAATAATTTCAGCATTAATGGAACCGAGATTACCGCTAAGGAAAACGGTTTCTCGCGGGTGTAAGTTTCCTACGCCGAAATCTTTACTAAGTTTAGCCATTTACAATGCGCTCCAATTGAATTTTACAGGGCCGCTAGTGGGCTGCGAAAATGCCGCGTCTATAGTTATTGTACCCGTGCCGGGTGTCCCCGCGTAAGAAATTATGTCCAACATTTCCGGGCAGTTTTCATCGGTATCAGCGCAAGGCGCAAGCCCAAGGATTATTCGGCTTAATGTCGTCACGCCAACAGCCGCAACGGTTTCGGAATGTTCAAACGATCCTAGACTGAACGGCAACGCTATAGTAACTAATCCGCCAAGACTTGAACCGCCACCGCCCGCAGGTAAAGCAGAAACAGGCGCTTTGTAATGAATGCCGCCTCTATCAATAATTAAATTATCTGTGGGCAGAATAGCCATTTTAAGGAGCCGTTGTCAGGTTGGCGATGCTGAAATTCAACGCCTGGCCGGTAACTGTAATGGGATTGGTCGCCGCCGTTCCCGCCGTAGTAACCGCCGCATGGCTTGCGCCTTCCATAGCGTCCAAATCAACCGCTTGAGTGACTGTTACAAAACCCAATTTAGCGAACTGTGCGGGCAACATAAACCCAGCATCGGTCGCCGTAGCGGCGGGAATAGTTGCGTCCGTGCCGCTATCAGAAACGACAATGCCGTTGCCCGCGCCGCTGGTGTAGGTTAAGTTGGTCCCGCCAATAACGACGTCAAGACCTTCCTGTTCGGCAACCTTTGTCCAAGTGTTAGGCGCTACCCAAACATAGATAGCCCATCCCGTGCCAACCGTTACATCGCCAGTGGCGTCGTCAACCAGAACCCTGTCACCAAGCGACATATTGGCATTAAGCGCATTACGGGCCGCGATGTTCGCAACCTTATATTCACCCGTCCCGACATTGCTTTGAACATATGCAAGAATGTCCGATCCGACAACTTTATAGAGTGTGCCAGCCCGCGAAATTGCGATTTGGTCCGAACCTTGTAACGCCATTATTAATTCCCCGGTGCTAGTGGCAAGTTTTCAATATCAAGGCGAATATCATTGCCCACAATATCAATCCCGTCGCCCTGTTCTAAATCTGTGTTTTCAATCAATGCCTCAATTGCCTCTACGCGAACTTCAATGTCCGAAGCTATTGGTATCGGTGACAGGCCCGATAAATCAATGTTATATCCATCATCGCCGCCCTCAACGATAATCTCTAAACCCTCACGCCGCCCGATTTCACGTATGCCGAATATCTCATAAACGCGGCCCGCATAAACAAGCTTGTCGGTCTCTACAACTTGCCGCGTTTGGCTATCGGAGCGCAGCCAAAATGAACCGCCAACTTTAGCCGCAGGGCGATTTATTAAAACACCCAACTCACCCGGTGTAACCGTGTAACCATCATCAATATTTGATGATTGCCTCAATATCGAAACCCTGCGGTCAAGCATCCCGGCCTTCACACTAATAC